CGCCGTCACCCAGGCGCCTACGGTGGTGGCGGCGGTGGTGATAGCGGTCGTAGCGGTGGTGAGCATGCCGCCACCGAGGATCGCGAACGTGCCGACGAGGCCGAAGATGGCAGACGCCACCGACGACGCCATGCCGACCCAGCTGTTCATCACCTCGGGGCCGACCATGTTGCGCTGGGCTTCGTTGTAGTCCAGCTGAGCCTGCTTGCCGTCCAGGTTCGCCTGGGTCAGGTCGGCAGTCGCCTGCTCGCCATCGAGCCGGGCCTGCGTCCCGTCGAGGGTCGCCTGCTTGCCGTCGATCGTCGCCTGCTTGGAGTCCTGCTCGGCCTGGGCGAGATCGAGTGTCGCCTGCTCTGCGTCAGCCTTCGCCTGGACGATGTCCTGATCGGCCTGCTTCAGGTCGAGGGTCGCCTGCTTGGCCTCCAGCGAGTTGGCGCCGAACTTGGCGACCGCCTCGTTGTACGCCTTCTGCGCCTTCTCCTGGTCGAGCATCGCCTGCTCAACGTCGAGGGCGGCCTGCGTCCCGTCTCGCTGAGCCTGGTTGACGTCGAGCACGGCCTGCTTAAGGTCGAGAGAGGACTGCGACAGGTCAGCAGTCGCCTGCTCTGCATCGATCTGAGACTGCTCCAGGTCGACCGTCGCCTGCTTGGCGTCGATCTGAGACTGAGCCATATCGGCAGAAGCCTGGTCGACATTGAGCTGTGCCTGGGCGAGCGCGTCGGCTCGGACCTCGGCCATGTTCCAGATGTCGGACGCCTGCTGTGCGATGGCGCCCACGTCAGCCAGCGCAGCAGACGCTCCGACGGCGGCGACGCCCATCGCGGCCATTCGATCGCCGCTGTTCTGAGCGTCCTGTCCTGCCGCGTCCAGATCGGAACCGGCGGTAGTAGCCGCGTTGCCGAGATCGTCGAGGCTCTCAGTCGCCTGGTCGATGGTGGACGACGTGGCACCGAGGTCGGCATCGATCTCAATCGTCACGTCCGCCATGCTCTACACCTCCCATTGCTTTGTTGATGGCCCGGATCTTCTCGAACATCTGCTGCGGCGTGCTCGCCTGCTTTCCATATGGAACGAGAAAGTCTGCGATCTTCGCCTTCTTGCCCTTCTTGCCCCGGTTGGCGTTTGCGATGGTCGCCGCAATTGTGGCCGCCTGGATGTCCTGCCGACGCCTACCGAGTGGACCGGTCATATTCTCATATGCCATCCACTCGGTAAGCTCGGCCGAACCCAACCGGGAATCCAGGTCGGCCACGGTCATCCCGAGGTGCTCTGCTAGGCGGAAGCGGAATCGTCGCTCGGGGCGGCGTCGGAGTTTCCCTCCGCTTCCTTAACGGCGAACTTGCCCATGCCCGAGAGCTCCTGGACCTTGGCGGCCAGGCGCTCGATGACCGCGCCCGACTTGCTGCCGAGCTCACCGGCGGCGATGTCCTTGTTGGAGTAGATCCGCTGGAAGTTCTCGTCGACCATCGCCATGCCGACGAGCTTCTCGCGGTACGTCTTCAGCGAGTCGACGCGGAACTGCGGGCCCTGCCCCTGGGCGACGACCGAACCGGCCTCGATGTATCCGCGATCGGCGGACGACAGCTCCATGAGACGGACCTCGCCGTTCCACTCGGGAACGGGGACGTCCTCCCACTTGCGGTCGACGACGGCGGCGACCTGCGCCTTGGTGGTGATCAGAGCCATGATGCGTACTTCCTCAGCTGCCAGCGGTGTGGGTGAAGGTGGGCTTGCCGGAGATCTTGACCGTGCAGGTCCGCTCCATCTTGTCGTCGTGCGGGAACTCCTCGCCGAGGTTCGTGATGAGCCCCGAGAACTCCCAGGTCCACTCCTCCGGCTCGCCGGGGAAGATGACGACCTGGTAGGTGCGGAGGTCCCGCTCCTCGAAGTCGTCGTCGAGGTGCTGGTGGGTCAGCACGTTCGGGTCGTAGTTGAGCGTGAGCTCGACCTCGCCGCCGTCCTTCAGACCCTTGACGAACTCGCGGTACTGGTCCGGCGAGTCGTGCGCGGTGACCTCGATGGCCTCGCGCTCCCGGCTCGGGCCCGAGATGTCCGTGCAGTTCGCCACGGTCTCGAACACGCCGAGGCCCGTGGTGTCCCGCCGGAACGCGGTACCCCATGCGTCCTGTCCTGCCATGGTGCTTACACCTCCTGGTGAATGACTATCCGGAATTGTACCGGTACGTGGCGGATCTCGGGGTCCGGGTCGCGCAGGGTCTGAACCTGTTCGAGCCTTATCGACACCACATACCACGAACCGGAAATATCGAGCGATCCAATCTGATGATCGAGAAGCTCGACGATCTCGTGAGCGACGACGAGCGCGCTCTTGAAGCCCTTGGATTTCGTCCACACATGGAGCGTCGTGAGGATGTCCCAGCCGAATCCACCGTGCCAGTTGTCCGGAATTCCGGTCGCCTCGCCGATGGTGACGTAGGGCTTGTTGATGTTCTCGGGCGGCTCGTCGTACACAGCCGCCGAGATGTTCCCGTTCAGCGCTTCGTACAGCGCCCTCTGGAGCTCGTTGAAGGGCAGGAGCGCGTTCGTCACTCGATGATCCCTTCGATCTTGTTGGCGATCCGTCGAGGTCCGACGCTACGTGCCCACTGGAGCGTGGGGGCGACATACGGCTGAGCCGGGGTCCGGCTGGTTCCGTTCTCGACGAACTCGGCGTAGTCCACGCCGCGCGGTCCGACGGTTACCTTGTCGCCCTGCTTCTGCTTCTCGATGGAGCGTCGGAGCTTGCCCGTATCGACGGGCACAAGCCCCTGCATGTGATCCACGACCTCGTCGGCGAACTCGTCGATCGCCCGCTCCGTCGCCCCGGCGATCCGGTCAGCGAGCTGGTTCAGGCGACGACGAGCGCCTCCGAGACCGCGTGCGTTGATCCCCATCAGACATCGTTCCCTTCCGACTGGATCAGCTCGGAGTCCGCACGCCTGTAGACGTTCGGAGTGCTCGGCTCGTACACGAGGTCGACCCGCCAGGACTTGTCACCCTGGCGGATCTCGTCGCCCCGCCGGATGTTCTGGTCCGGGTCGAGGTAGATCTTGTGCGTCATCGAGCCGCCAGCCTGCTGAGCCTCGATCCGCTCCGACCCAGAGGCCTGGTCGATCTTGCAGCGGACCTGTCCCTTGACGAGCGCGTACGAGTAGGTGTACCCGCCCTGTCCGTCCGAGACCTGAGCTCGCCTGTAGATGTCGCACTTCTGCTTGAGGAGGTGGGCCGTCATGCCAGCCATGTCAGCCCCTTCCGTCCTGGCCGATCGGGTACCACGGGAACATCCCGTCCAGGTCGCCGTCCTCCAGGAGCACACGCTCCGTGGCGCTGAGCGGGTCGATGGTCCGCGAACGCTTCCAGTTGAGCTTCGTGATCCATCGCTGTGCGATGGGCGAGAGCATCGCCTGGTCCTCGGTCGACCCGCCAGAGCCGGAGCCCGGGGAACCCGAGCTGTAGCTGTAGTCGCCGAGCGTCTCGCTCGCCTTCTCGACGGTGTCGATGCCGAACGTGTTGTCGTCGCCCGTGCCGCCCTGCTCGCGCTGCCACAGAGCCTGCCAGCTCACGGCCTGCTTCAGGATGCGCAGCGTGCGAGGCTGCAGCTCGGAAGCGATTCCGACGTGGATGTCGGTGAACAGGTCGATCATGGACTGAGCCGCGTCCAGGTCCGACTGGTAGATGGTCTTGCCGGTGATCGTAGACGCCTCGGCGGGCGTCGCCCAGGTTGCCATGCGCCCTCCTCGGGGCCGTAAAGGGGCCTAGCTGGCCGCGTAACGAACGAAGCCCCGGTCCCCGGTGAAAGGGGCCGGGGCTTCGCCGCTAGGCCGTTAGGCGCCCACGTAGGGCTTCGGTCAGCTGTTGAGGCCGGAGCCGTCGTCGACCAGGACCGCGAAGGCGCGGGGGTGGCCCACCGCGAAGCCCTTCCGGACACGGGTCTTGATGTTGGCCTCGTCGGTGGTGGAGATCGCGGCCGGGATCGGCTGGGTCTCGACCTGCGAGCGGTCGCCGACGACCAGGTACTCCTTGTTGGCGACGACCATGATCGGCGAACCGGCCGGGGTGGCGGAAGCCGTGGCCGACAGGCGGCAGCCGTTGCTCCAGAAGATCGGCGTGTCGAAGAGCATGTCCGGCGTACCGGCGTCGCCGCCCTGGCCACGGACGAAGATGGGCATGCCCTGGTCGTCCTTGACGTTGCGGAGCTGCTTGCGGAACGTCGGGTGCGCGATGACGATGGTCATCGACTCGTCGAAGTAGTCGCCGTCCTCGTACGCGCCGAACGTGTCGGACAGCTCGTCGTAGGACACCTGGCCCGCGACGACGGAGCCGACGATGTTCTGGTTGGCCGCGTAGCCGAGGGCCGCCTGCGCCTGGGTGAGGCTGTAGTACACCGAGGTGTACGGGACCGTCGGGGACGACTCGGCGGCGGAGGTCGCGAGGCACGCGTTGTCGAAGTACTTCGCGTACGACGTCGCCCAGTCGATCTTCTTGGTCTCGATGATGTCGGCGGCGGAGTCGTTCAGGTCCTCCTCCGCGACGGTCAGGAGGCCGGTGTGCTTGCGCGCGGTGAGCAGCACGTCGTCGTTCTCGTCGTCGGACGAGGTGTAGGCGCCCGACTTGTTGAGCGTCTTGACGGCCATGCCGCTGGAGCGCGGGACCTTCTTGGTCGCCGTGGACATGGGCGTGTGACGGCCCTGGTTCTCGACGGCTGAGACCTGGTTGACCCGCTGGATGACGGCGGAGTCGGTCTCCTCCGGGATCCAGTCGTCGAAGTTGTCGGCGGCGCCACCCACGACGTGGTAGATCGCGCGGCCGTCGGCGCGGTAGCCGACGATGTCGCCGGGCTCGAACTCGGTCCAGACCTTGTTCAGGGAGAGCTCGGCGTCACGCTGGGCGCGCTTGGCCGCGAGCTCGGTGAGGAATTCGGACATCCTCTAGCTCCTTCTCGATTCGCTTTCAGGGGGAATGCAAATGGCCCCAGTGGACCTTTTCCGGTAACCACCAGAGCCATTCTGCTCGGCCAAGCGACCGACGCTACGGGAATGATACCCCATGCACGGGGAATCTAGTATTCGTAGCCACCCATGAGGCGGGCCGCCGCTTCCTTGGAAGCATTCGGCGGCTTCTCCAGGTACTCCTTCATGTGCTCCAAGCGCTCGACCTGGTACGCGTGATCGGAGATCATTCCGGCCGCCATGGACACGACGGACGCCGGGCGGCTGGCCGTGTCGCTCTTGCTGAGGTAGCCCTCAGCCAGCTTGGCTCCGGCGGCATGGTGCTTGGCCATGTCCTCCAGGAACTTCGCCTCAACCTCGCCGATCGCCATGTCCAGTTACCTCCGTTACGACTTGATGCCGCGAAGCCGGTCGGCCGCGCGCTGGGTCGCGGACTTGACCACGTCGTCGACCTTGTCGTCGTCGCCGGAGGCGCCACCCGCGTCCTTGGCCTTGGTGCTCGACGTCTTCTTGGCGGTGCGCGCGGCGCGACGCTCGCCGAAGAGCTCGGGCAGGTCCTTCTTGAGAGCGGCCACCTGGTCGCTCACGTCGATCTCGCCGGTCTCCTCGTCGATGTCGGCGTCGTTGACGTCGATCATCCGGACCAGGCGGTCCACGGCGTTGGCACGAGCGCCGACCGCCATCAGCTCGGACTTGGCAGCCATGCGGATGACGGTCGGCTTGAAGGAGTTCTTGCCCTCCTCCTTGGCCTTCTCGATGAGCTCGGCGATCCGCCGCTGCGCCGCCTCGTCCGTCTGGCTCGTCTTGCCGGACTCTTCCTTCAGGGTCTGAAGGGCGGTCTCCAGCTCGGCGATCTTCTGGTCGTAGGTGGCGTTGGCGGTCTCGAGCTCCTGGATGCGGACGGACCGGTTCTTGCCCTGCCGGATCTTCTTGATGTGCGCGGTGCGGAGACGCTTGAGCTCGTCGGCCAGCTCGGCGGCCGTCTTGCCCTCGTCCTCGTCGTCCTCTTCACCACCGTCGTCCGAGTCGCCGTCCTTGTCGACGTCCTCGTCCTCACCTTCGTCCTCGTCCTCGCCGCCGTCGGCGTACCAGAACGGGCTGAAGGGCTCCGTGGCGTAGGGGTGCGCCCATCCCGGGGTGTACTCGTCGCCGAAGTCCAGCGCCGACATACCAGGACGAACCGTGTTCATACGCATGCAGTTTCTCCTCATTCGCCGGTCGGAACGCTCCGACCCTTGGGGAATTCCCCCTTGGCCGCCGCCTTGCGGGCATTGGCCAGAACAGTCTTCGGCAGCTTGGGATCCGTCTTAAGCAATTCCTTGAGAGCCCGAACTCGAGATGCGTTGCTTTCGGACGGAAGCGAGAACCCTCTCGCGATCGACCTCTCGGCTTCTCGACGTGCTGCCTCGGGCAAGGATACCTTGCCGGGTTCCTTCCAGGATTCCTTCCAGGGAACGAGTCGGCAACGGCAGTTGGGATGGAGAGGGGGTCGAACTGCAGGCGCGTTCTTCTCCCTTGACTTGGGATCCCACGACAATCCGCCGGGGAACTTCTCTCCACTCGCGACTATCTCGCCCGCATATGCAGCGCACCGCACACAGGCATCCCTGTTGATGATCCAGACTTCCAGCTTCGGACCGCCCTTGTCCGGGAGCGCCTCTGCAGCCGCCTGCTGAACATTGTCCACAGCCCGGTTCACGTTGGTGGAGATCATCCGCTTGGCAGAGTCCAACACCCTGCGTACCGTGGCCAGTGGTGCGAGCAGGCCTCGCAGCCCCAGTCGAAGGACGGCCGTCGGGCTCAGCTGCTTGGTAGCCGCCTTGCGCGCGTCGTCGATGGCCCCACGGAGGGCCTTAGCGTCGTCCGTAGCAGCCTCCGGCGGGTCGGGAGGGGGAACCTTTGGGGCGTCCGCCCCGGAGGCTCCCTCGACCAGCGTAGCGGTCTGGCCCAGGGCGAGCTTCATGGCCTCGTCCATCGCGCCATCCATCGCCTTGACCGCGCCCTCGTGCAGGCCTGCGAGTCCTCGGACGACCGAGCCCTGTGCAGCCCTCAGCAGCGCGTTGAGCGCCGAGCCCGCCTCTCCCTCCGCAGAGGCGGACCCGAACGCCTGCACCCAACCGGTCGTCGCAGCCTTGACGGCGTCGTCGATCTCCGTGAATCCGGCGAGCGTTGCGGCTCGCACGGCCCCGTTCTCGATCGTGGTCAACGCCTCGATCTGCTTGCCCTGGACGAGCGAGAGCAGCTCGTCGACATCGACCTTCGCCATCTGCTAGACCTCCGATCCGTACTCAGCCTTGAAGGCGTCCATCGTCTCGCGCGATCCTCGCCAGAAGACCTTCCGCTCGATGCCATCCTCGCCATCGAGCCTTCCGGACTTGAACCATCCGGTCGAGATCAGGAGCTCTCGCTCCTTGTTCAGGAAGACGCTCCAGTGAATTCGGCCAAGGCTGTCCATCTCTCTGGCAGCCTTCTTGAGCAGCTCCTCGGTCATGCCTCTTCCTCCTTCTCCTCGTCGAGGCCGGAGATGCCGGACAGCATCTGCTTGACGATCTCGTTGACGTCCGTCAGGTCGATGCCGAGGGTGGCGGCGGTGCCCAGCTTCTGGAGGACGTCGGCCATCCCGTTGAGGATGTTGACGCGGCGCTCCAGCTCGGACTCCGTGGGCTGGCCGGTCGTCCAGTTGCGGACCGTGTCCTCGTCGTACCCGGCTTCCGTCAGAGCGACGGCGAGCGGGATGCCCAGGTCGGTCTTCTGCTTGACGAGCTCCAGCTTCTCCTGCTCGGTGACGTACTCGATCGGCTTCCACTTGATGTTGACCGAGACGTCCTCCCAACCGAAGTAGTTGAGCGACATCTGCAGCGCTCGCTCGAACCCGTTGTCCAGGATCTTCTGGTGGCGCTCGGTCTTGGTGTTGAGGCGCGCGTCACGCTGGCGGACAGCCTCGCCCGAAGGGGTGCCGCCTCCAACCGACTCCGCACTGAAGTAGTAGGCCGGGGTACCCGTGGCCACGGCCATCATCTCGATGTACTTCTCGATCGGCTGGAGGAACTGCCCCACGTCGCCCGTGCTGAACTGGCCGACCGAGTCGAAGCCGGTCAGGTCCCAGATGCGGCCCGGTCCCGAGGTCAGCTTGGAGACAGAGCCCTCGTCCTTGTCCGGAACGGTGCCGTCGTCGCCAGCCCACTCGATGTCGTCGCCGCCCGTCGTGCCCCGGGTCTTGGCCAGAGCCCAGCGCTGCGGGAAGGCGTCGAAGTCCGAGCCGCTCAGCTGGTTGACGACCAGCTTGGTCAGAGCGTTCTGCGGGCCGTACGCCTTCTTGTGGAGCGGCGTTCCGTAGGGGAAGCCGTTGCGCAGGTGGACGAACGGGATCTCGTCCAGCGGGTTGTCGATCTCCTCGACAAACCGGAAGGTGTCGATGCCGCTGGTCTTCTCCGGCGTCTCGTACTTCTCGATCCGGCCGTCGGCGTAGTAGAGCCAGGCGCACTCCTGCTCGCCCTTGCCGGTCTTGAGCCGCTTGACGGCGTGGGTCATGACGCGCGGGTTGGCCTCGTCGTAGAAGACGCGCACCTTGAGGGGCGACTGGTAGGTCATGGTCATGACCTCGTCGCCTTCCTCAACATCGCCCTCTTCCTCGGCCATCTCCTCGTCGATGTCCTCGCCGCCGGTGGAGGACTCCTGGTCGTAGACCTCCGCCTGTGCAGTCTCAGGCCACATGAACAGGTACGCGTCCCCGAACTTCTCAGCGGCGAGGATCGCCACGAGGTGCTCGAGGTCCATGTTGTTGGCGTTCCAGACGTTGTCCTGCAGGAAGGTCGTCGCGTCCGGGTCCGAGGTCCGGACGTCGACGATCTCCAGCTTCTCGACGACCGCATCGACGGGCACCGCCGACAGGACCATCTTGTAGTCGGGCTGCTGGTGCATCAGCACACGCTGCATAAGCAGCGAGGCGAACGGCTCAGCGAACGTGCCCTCGTAGAACTTGTGCGCCTTGACGTACGCCGGACGGGCCGCGTCCAGCGCCTTCAGGCTCTTGCGCAGAAGCGCGGTGTTCGGCATACTCCCTCGGCTCTCAATTGGATAGGCATTCTCAGCCCCATGGCTGCGCCATGAATCCTACCTCAATAGGACAGCGAGCGTCCTCCGCGAGACTGCCGCTGAACCGGCTTCAGGAACTTGAGGATGGGCGAGCCGATAGCGTCCACAATGTCGTCATGGGGCAATTTCGGAAAGCCGATCATCTGCTCTTCGGCCTGCTGAAGGCGCTGCGTATGCACAACCCGCGTAGGCACACGCTGATACAAAGCATGAACCCGACCGGCCCGAACCTCCTTGGGCTCGCTGTTGTTGAAGATGACGATGCGCACAGGCATGTTGTGGAACACCTCGCGCCAGAGCTCGCCGCCCTGGTTACCCTCCACGAGAATCAGGCTGATCTCGGGGTACATCTGAAGGATATCCAGAGCCTTGTTCCGCAGGTCCGCCCCGGTCAGCTTGTAGGCCGCAGCGAACTTGACCTCGCACTTCCTGTTGGGGTCTCCAGGCTGGTGTCCCGTGGCGCCAACGACGGCCATCGCGGTGAAGTCGGACTTCTTCTTCTTGGTCACCGCGCCGTCCACCGACAGGACCGTCTTCACGCAGGGCAGCGACCCATAGGTGAAGTCGTCGCGCGTCCAGTACTGGCCGTCCATCGCCAGAGGATCGTTGTTGTAGTTCTTGGCGAACGACCGTGTGTGGCGCACCGTGTTGAGCCAGGACATGGGCCACTTCTCAGGCCACAGGCTCCGCTCGGTCCCGTCGTCGTTCGTGAGGATCGGCTTGTAGTGGTGTACCTTGAACTTCTCGTTGATGATCCACTCAGCCACCTCCTCCTCGGGGTTGAGCTTGGTCTTGACAAGCTGGTGCGTGATGGAGCCGGGCATGGTCACGGTGCCCGACAGGACAACGCGCGCCCGGATGTTGAGCGGCAGGATGGCGTCGGTCAGGGTGCCCAGTCGCTGGTTCGCCTGGTAGTCCGAGTACGACGCCTCGTCAGGCTCCAGGTCGTCGAGGATGATGAGGTCGGGCCGCTGGTCCTCGACCTTCATGCCGAGCACGGAGGTGTCTGCTCCTGTGGCGGCGAACACGAACCCCGACTGCGCCTGGTACATCTCCTGCGTGTCGGACACCGTCACGTTGCCGCGCCTCTTGAGGGGCTGGCACAGCTCGGGGTAGTCCAGCTGGAGAAGCACATTCTTCTCCAACTCTCGCTTGAACGAGGACAGATGCTTCTTGGCCTGGGGCCCCGAGTCGGCGAAGGCCGCGACGAACTTGACGTGCTTGTGTGCAGCCGCCCACAGAGGCAGGATCTTGAACAGCCATGTGGACTTGCCCGCGTCACGCGGAGCGAGGAACGCGTCGCGGGCCTCAGCCGGGCCGAACTGACCAGCGGGCTTCTCGCTCCACTCGCGCGCCTTCTCGCAGAGGTCCCAGTGGAACTCGCACATCGAGATGACGCCCTCTTCGGAGCCCGCCCCCTCTGCATCCTCGATGGGGGCGGGCATCTTCAGAGAGTTGGACAGGTACGTCAGGGCGAACAGGAGAGGCTCGTCCTTGGTCAGGTACCGACGCCCGCTCTCTGTTCCCAGTAGCGAGTGCATCTTAGGGAGGTGGCCCTCGGTGTACGTGTCGGCCACCTCCTGCAGGTAGCCCTCAATCGTCTGCATCGTTGATCCACTTTCCGATCTTGCTTCGACACCTGGTCAGCGCGTAGTCCAGCAGCCCCATGACTCGGTAGTAGGGCATGGCGTCGGGTGTGAACGTGCCCACCTGGCTGAAGTGGCTGTCGTCGTCGTATCCCTGGGAGCCCACGACCACGACCCACTCGGTCATCACGCCCTCCAGGCCGGTGATCCTGGCGTGCTTCTCGATGGCCTTGGCCAGTTCCTCGTCGGCAGCCTTGAGTTCGGCCTCTCTGCCGACAGGCTCAGATGACACTGTCCGCGCCCGGTCGCTTGAGCCAGAACAGGTCCACACCCAGGGACTCCAGGAGCGAGTCCAGCGCCTCGAACCCCGCCTTGCGCGCCACGCTGTAGTACAGACTCTGGCTGCGCATCCGCTTGGCCTCTGCCGCCTCCGCCTCTCGGCACGCCTCAGCACCCGTCAGGGCCACACGCGGCTCGGGGCAGACACAGGGCTCATCCGACTCGTCGCCCTCCTCCTGAGGAGGCGTCCAGCCCAGCGAGACCAGCCATGCGGCCGTCTCCTTGTCGGGCTCCAGTCGGACGCCCACGGTTACGGACAGCTCAGCCATCGGTGTTCTCCTTCTCGTCGTTCCAGCCCGGCCACTCGACCTTGATCGGGATTCGCTTGTCCTCCATGAGCGGCCCGTCCGACCCGTGCCAGATGCGCTGGCTGGGCTGCTCCTCGTCGGACACATACCCCAGGAAGCAGATGTGGCCGTCCTCGATGTACAGGGGCGCGTTGATCGAGACCAGGCGCGGCTCGATGTCGTTCAGGCGGAGCCAAGTGCACATCTCGCCCCTGCGCCCGTTCCACCACTCGGCCGTCTCGCTCATCTCAGGCTTGAACAGCTCCACAACTTCCCCTTCTCCGTGGCAGGTTGCGCAGCCAACCACGCACCCACCATGACTGTCGAACCAACACGAGGTGCACGTCATCGTATGCCCCTCGCCATCCGATGCTCGTCGGCGCAGCACACACACCAGACTTCGCCGGTCATCCAGTGCTCGCCTCGCCAGCACCCCTCACAGAGGCGGGGCTCGTCGCCGTGGAACAGCTGGCCCGTGTAGACCCCGCCTCGTGCGAGCTCCCGGCTCAGCCCCAGCTCTTCGGCCACTTGGGCCGGTACGTCTGAGCCTCGATCGCGCGCCCCTGATCCTGCGCCTGCTTCTGCGTGGGGTACACCTTGCCGGTCTTGCCCCACCTCCAGCCGATCGGCTTCCCCTGCTTGTACACCCTCTCGACGGGCATACTCGACCTCCCTTCTGAACCCGAGGGGCACCAGCCCCTTGGCCCTTTCGAGGATACGGGCCCGCACACGAGCGAGCTGCTCAGCCAACATGTGAATCACTTCTTCCGCCTCCAGTCCACACCCGGCGTCCTGTCCTTCTTACGTGGCCGAGCAGGCCGGTTGTACCGACATCCCTCCTTGGCCCTGTGGAATCCGGGGTGCTTGTGCATCAGCGAGAAGCCGCACTTGTTACAGAACGGCGTGGCGTCGATCCGACGCCTTGTCTCATGCTCGCAGGCACCACACTTGAATATGGCGCAGTATCCACACTTGATCACGCGCTCTCCTCTCCGTGGCCCGGAGGCCAGTGGCCATTCTGGTGATTCCACGACGCCGCAATCTCGGGATGTGCATCGAAGTACTCGTCCCATGCTGCGCACCACTCAGGCGGCATCAAGCTCGGGATCGTCCCCGAGTGCCTCGATCGTACCGAGCTCGACCTGTCGCTTGAAGCATCGGTATTGTCCATTGCACTCCCACCCCTCCCCTTCCACCTCAGTCATGTACTGCGTGTCCATCTCGTGTTCACAGAACATGCATCGCTCTCTCCGTGGCGTCGGCTTGGCCGGACACTTCCCCGACCGATGTGATGTAACCCGAGCCACCACAGCCTCAAGGCTCTCACATCTGAAGCACGGCATCGCCCCTTCCCCACGAAGCGCCACCTTGTACCATCCACACTTGAGGCATACGTGGCGGTAGCACCGGACACACTCGCCTCTGTCCACATCCGCCATTCTCAACCCCTCTCGCTGCGCCCCGTCCGAACCCCGACCCGACCCACGCCCCGAAACAGCCCCGTAAACCGATTCTTTGGGGTCATAGCCGAGCCCGCGCCCCGTCTCCGGGCCCCGGGCCCACCCCACCTAAACGATCTTGTTACGCGCCCACCTACGGCTTCGCGTGAACGAATCGGGCGAACCGGTCTTATCCCTCAAGCTCTCGCTGCACAACCTCGCCCTTGATGATCTGTCCCGTGGCGTCCATCGCGGAAAGCATCCTCTGAACCTCGAGCTCGTCATTGACGACCTTGGCTTCGATCTGCACCGACACGGGTGCATCCATGCCGAGCAGCTTGGCCTGTCGAGCCATGAGCCTGTCGAGAGAAGCCAGCGCCTTGTCGTCGCCCTTCTCCACCCGCTTCATGATCGCCTTCTTGGCGAACTCGATCTCGGCGAGCTGCTGCTGCCTGTAATCCTCCACGGTCTGCTCGGCAGCGGGCTTGATGTGGGCATTGACCCACGCGATCACGGTGGTCTCGGCGATGTCCACCTCGGGGAACTCCACCCTCAACTGCTCGGTGGTCTCCCTCCAGTTGTTGCCCATGACCCTCAGCCGAGCTCCACGCTCAGCAACGATCGTCTTGGTTGTCGGCGAGAGGTCGTACCTCCTGCCGCCGCCCCGCCCCGTCGGCTTGGCAACCATCCACTTGCTCCAATCCATATGCGCCATTGATTAAAGCGCGCTTCCACAATTCTACCCCACCGCGCTTTTAACCTCCATTCCACATCGCCCCAACCCACCCCTTCACCGCACTCCAACTCCCAAACCCCTCCTCA